AAAACCGTAAACGAGATCGGTGATCCTCATGTCCCGATGAACACCAATTTCGATTACGTTCTCTATCTTGAGGTCGAACCATTTGCGTATATCCGCATGAACTGTTCGGTATGGACTGGAGGAACGGGGATCAACGTTACTGGGTACGTTGATTCAGGCGGCAAGACTGTACAAGTTTCTGGGAGTATAACGGGAGTAATGGCCGACGTTGACGAGGACAATAATCTCGAAGTGACAGCAGCAAATACTCTGTGGGTGCATGATTACACCGTCCCCGCCGGAAAGATAGCGTATATCTCATCGGGTAACGAGATGGCTGTTGGGGCTCTAACCATCGACGGAACACTTGCAATCTATGGGACAGTAAGATGCAAATCGGTAACTCAAGCAGCCAATAGCACGTTGATCATGGGGCCTGGTGGTATTCTCGAAGTCAACCCACTTTTATAAAACAATAGGAGGGTAAATTAGATGGCAATTACAACAGCTTTTCCGATTCTGACGGGTACGTTTCAATGGGGTTATGATCCTACCATTCCGGCTATTCTGATGCAGAGATGGACTGTCACCGCGTGGGAAACAGAATGGGTACTCAACCTGACGACCGGCCTTATAGCAATGAGAGAGGTCTATGCTCTTGGTACACTGGCAGCGGACTACACGACCGCCTCGGCAACATACGTTGCTACAGGCCATACAGCGGTTCTAACGCCTATCGGGACAGCGATAGAGGTTGTAGTGGATATCACTGTCCAGAACAGCACAATCAACGACGGAGTGGGAATCGCTCTCTATCGCACAGCAGGAAGTGCCCCTGTTGCAGGTGCTGCTTTTGGCGGCTCTGATACGAAAGTCTGGGAGCAGGCCACTACTCATGCCATTGCTGCTTGTAACATGCAGGTAGGCAATGGATTCGTTGATACCGGGCTTACCGCTGGAACACCGTACACATATTACGTCGTGATGAAGGCGATTACCGGCGGTACAGCCAAGGAAGTCGGGCAGGCTACGCTGGTGAACGCCAGCACGCTGCAACTGGAAAATGAGTAGGGAGCGATCAGCATGGCTCTTGGACTACGATTAGGATATACGACGGTGAGCGCAGGGATGGATAAACTTCTGCGCCCTATGGGAACGAAATCGGGTTTGCGGTTTCCGATCAGTAGATCAGGTTTACTAGCTGAGTGGCTTTTTACTGAGGGATCAGGCCAAGTTGCTCACGATTCCAGTGGTAACGCAAATCACATGACCCTTGGTTCCACTCCAGTAGTCGATGTCAATGATCCTGCGTGGATACCAAACGGGTTGCTCTTCAATGGTGTAAGCGCGGGTTGTGTTGTAAACCTCAGTCTTGCACCATACAATGCCATGACAATCGAAAGTTGGATGAAGATCAACCTGTCGGGTAATTTCGTAAATTATCCAAAAACTTTGATGTATGGTTACACGAATAGAACCGACTGCTCGATTACTGGACAGGGCGGTGGCAAGAACATATACTACGACATCTATTTTTGGGATGGTTCAACGGGCCACAGTGAAGGGCACGAAATTTTATGCCCACTGAATGTCTGGTGGCATTATGTTGTTACAATCAACAAGTTGGCAAGTGGATACAGTGATGCTTTTTACTGTAACGGAGTATTGTTAGCTACTATCAATAACATCAACTTGGTATGGACAGCACCAATGCAGAGTCCGACGCAGAAACTTGGTTTTGGGTGCCATAATGATTTTGCCGATAATCTACCTTGTACTCATGGACCTACGAGAGTTTGGACAAGAGCGCTGGGTGCTGATGAAGTTGCTTCTCTTTACAACTACACAATAGCATTGACAGGTGGTGCTGCAGCATGATTTTGGTGTTTGACAATATTAATACGGCAAATCAGGTATGTAAGAACCTTAATTGTACCCCATCCGGTGTCTATCTTTGGTATCCGGCGGCTGGCTCAGAAACAAACCAAATAGTGTATTGTGCCAGTTTGGATGGTAGACAGGCTATCGACTACCCATTCAACGACACTGATTCTGCATGGTTGACGGAGCAATTACAGGGGCAAACAGGGGTTCAGATTCTCAACTTCTTACCGGATGATTGGCAGTGGCTGACCGGCCCCTGATCTCGCGCTTTCGGAGGGCTAATCTTCAGTAGGATTTAACGGCTACAAGGCCGTTTTTTGTTTTTTTGCAAAACAAAAGGAGGAATGAAATATGGTGGAACGTAATGCCGCAGATGTTGATCCGTTGTTTCTAGATGCTGTCGATCTACCGAACGTGAATAGCATCGCTTTTACTAACGGTGTGACCCTCTACTCACTTACCACCGCGATTACAGCGAACAGCACGGCTACATCGTTGCCTGCCAATGTCTCCCTTGCGATCACCAGCAACGCCACGGGAGCAGGGATGATTTTCGTTTCTGACGGCTCGAAGTGGCAGTTACTGCCTTCGGGTACTGGCGCTACCTTGAATGATATCCAGACCCTGACCAACAAGACGCTGACGACTCCGATCATCGCTTCGATGTATCAGGATGCTGGGAAAACCAAACTGATGACTCTGCCCAACACGGCCAGTGACACCCTCGTGACTTTGGCCGCGACGCAGACTTTGACGGGAAAAACCCTGACCGCTCCCAAGGGTGTAATGCTGAATCTGCTGACAACCGTTACCCTAGCGCAACTCCAGGCCGGCGAGATCATTCTGGCGAACATTGCAGGTGCTACGATCACGGTGCTTAGTTTCCGTCTGGTTGTGAACGGAACAGCGGGTGGCTCTGGCAACTTCATCCTGGAGGACACTAACGGCGCTCCAGTTGTGATCGTGACAGTCGCCGAAGCTCAATTGTCGGGGATGATTAAGCCAGATACAGCAAGCATAACTCTGGGGGCAGGGTATCTTGCTCCATTGACAACCGCGAAGGGTATCCAGATCCCGGCCGCGGCCGGGATCACGACTCTGACGAGCGTTACCGTGTCCATCGACTATGTTTTAAGCTAAAAAAGGGGGCGATCTTATGCCGCTCCAGGCCGGATATTCCTCAATAGAAAAGATGTGATGGCTTACGCCCCTCAAACAAGGAAGTTCTCAAGCAACAGTTTCAGCTAACATATCCGAGCTTAGACATTCGGGCTACCCTGAAAAGCAAGCGATAGCGATTGCGGAGAGCGAAGCGCGCAAGCATACACATGAGGCTGTAAAACGGCGAATTAAGAAATAGGAGGCTTGAAAAAAGTGTTAGGATTCCAGTTCACTTATAACGACCGGGGAATTAGAGTCTGTACGTATTGCTACAACACTCTGTTTACGGGGCAGAAGAGTATTGAGTATGGAGCAGATTTCATCTGTGAATCCTGCTTCAAACTGATGGTGGATGTCGGTAGGAAATTTGGAATGCTGGGAGAGCCTGTTTCTGAATTGCCAAAGTATCTTGTCTGCAATGTCGAGGGTTGCGGTGAACGCTTTGATAACCATGGGTCATTCATGGCACACAGGAAGCAGCATAAGAGGGGGGCAAGCGTATGATCGCTATTACCATTGCATTGATAGTGGTTCTTTTGGGTGTGGAGTTTATGCGTTTTATAGAGAAGATCCGCATTGAGAAAATGTATATGACCAACGTGGATAAGTCCTTCGAGCGAATCGACAAATGCCTAGATCGGATCATGGCGACCAACTATACGATCTACAAGTGGGGCGAAGCGATGACTGCCCCAGTACAGCCAACGCCGCAACCGCAACCTTTTGACGAAGATGCTTTCTTGAGGACGCTACAACCAGGAGACTAATTAGCCTTTTTCTCGGCGAAGTCTTTCTCTTTCTTCCAGCAGCATGAGAAGCCTGATAATCCCGTAAAACATGACAAATAGATTCGGTATGCATAGCCAATGAGAAACAGCAGATGACACCATAAAAATAATGAGCCAAGAAATGAAGAATGCGTAATCAAGAAGTGCAATCCAATTCATTTTGTGTTTCATTGCAAATTTAACTCCTTCTCAATGGTACTTTCGTAAGACTGTTCAATCTTGGGTGAATCGCAGCATATTTGAAGTGCCCGAAGAGCATTGATGTTGCAAATTGCAAGTTCATAACCGGAGTCACCGATGAAAAAGCCTTCCTGTTTGTAAATGTGTGTATGGGATGCTTCGTGCATGAGCGAAGCTACATAATAGGCAACCTGGTCGCTGTGATTTGGCAAATCTTGTTCGACTAACGAAAAGTCACTGTCAACATAGTGAACATTCTTATTAATGTTGAAAGCGGTATAACCTTTTTCTCCAGGTCCGAAGTCAATCGTCGTGATCCCGGTGCAGATGTAGTCATAAACGGCTACGTCTTTTTGTTTGGTTAAATTTAAGGCTTCGTGGATAAGAGAAGTGAAATCATTAGGACCTGTGATCATCGGCTCAATAATTGGATCAGTTGTGATGAAAACGCTGTCTCCGTTCCAATTGACTTGAGCGCCAAGACTCTCAAAGACGGTTTTGATGGGCACCATTGTTTTACCATCAATGATCTGCGCGTCACTCTGTATTTTCTGTCCATTGATGTAGATAGAGATTGGATTATCAGCATAGGCAATTCCTATTATTGAGAATAAGGCAATGAGAATCGGAACCAAAATTCTCTTTTTCATGGAAATTCCCCCCTATGGAGGATGGTAAGCCCGGTTAAACCTTTTTGTCAAGGAGGTAAATAAAATGGCAGTAACTACAGTTAGTGGAATTATGGGCGGTACGGCTTTTCAAACTTCGGACGGAAACCAGTTTTCGTCACAGTCTGCGGCTACCTCGCATGAAGCATCTTTACAATCGGCGGTCAGCAGCCGTATAACTGCGCCCAGTTCTAGCAGCACGGGCACAAGTTCAAGCGCCAACACAACAGGATCAAGTGGTGGTTCCGTACAGGATTTGGTAGGAGCAGACCTGGGTAGTTTACTAAATGCTAAGCTGGGCACTACACCTGCGGCTCCCGTTACTATCGGCACAACTGCTGATTACTTTGGGAACACAGGGGGCAAAAACGCGGACGCGGCGGGTACTGCTGGCGTATCTCAGGTTGCACCAGTCGCAGCACCAGTTGCCACACCGCCCCAAACAACAAATCTTCCCAGTGGGATTACTTATGATTCCAGTGCTGGCGACTATAGCTGGACAGCGCCAAATGGCACACTTTATGGATTCGCTAGTCTACAGGATGCAGAGAAGTATGTGGCTAGTTGGGGATCTGGCACAACGCCCGGATTTACAATACAACCTGTTGCTACAACGACTCCAACAACGACTACAACGACAGCGCCATCGACCACGCCGCCAATCCCGGTAACAGTGTCTCCAACTATATCGGCAGCAACTCCAACAACGCCTACCGCGCCCACGGTCGCCCTTCCTTCGGGTATGGGACAGAGCGCCAGCGGGTTTACCTACCAGGGGGGCGCTTCTGCGGCGATGCCCGATATTAACACCCTCATGAATACTTACCAACAGGTATTCGGCAACGTGCCTCCGGGATTGCAGCAATATTTACAGAGTGGCGATGTTCAGCAGGCACTCCAAGGAAACACACCTATGTACATGCAAAACGATGCCCAATGGCAACAATTTTTGCATCAGGCAGTGCAAAACAGACTGGCACAGAATCAAACACAAAACCAGGGTAGTCAGACGCAAAGCAGTTAAACAGGGGGTTCCGATATGCCCTCACCGGCAGAAGTGTTCAAACTTTATAAAGCCGCCAAGGAGATCATCAAGCCCTACAAGAGAAACTGGTTGCTCAACGTCTGCTTCTTCATGAATGAGCAGTGGGTGGCTTACGATCCCTATACCCAACGCTTGCGAACGGTCATCCAAGATACAAAAAAGCCACGGCCAACGTCCAACATCATTCGTCCGAGGACGCGCCGGGAGTTCGGCGCTATCATGGCGCAGCAATTAAAGTATAACGTAGAAACTACTCCTGTGACCCCCGATTCCATTCAGAGGTGCAAAGCGGCCAAGGCATATCTTGATCAGCTTTATAAGACATATGATTTTGCCCGCCAATATCGTGATGCCGTGTTTTATGCCATGCTTTGCGGCTTTGGCGGTATTCAATGGTTATATGATTACAATGCAGGCCCTAAATACGACATGGCTGGGGAGATAGTTCCTGGTGGAGATCCAATGATCGATGCCTGCTCTCCCTTTGAAATGCTGTTCGATCCTCATGCCCGTTTTGTAGACGAATCCTCCTGGCTAATCCGGGAGAAGCTCCGCAGCAAGGAATACATCAGGCAGAAGTATGGTAAGGATGTGGCTGTCGGAACGAATTACGACATGATGAGCACTACTGTAAGCAAACTGAGAATGCAAAATGTTCAGAACCGTCTACCATCTGCTCCTGTGTCTACGTTTTACATGCGTTCAACGGATCGCTATCCATCAGGGTATTACTTAGTTTTCTCTGCTGAAAACGTCTTGTTCGAGGGGGATAATCCGAACGCCGGAATACCGGGCTGTGAAATTCCTTTTGAAATCATGCGCCATACTCAAATACCTGGGGAGATCATCGGCGATTCTTCAGTAACGGACATGCGGCAGATCAACGTTATCTATAACCGTTTACGCTGTGACATCCTGGAAAGCTCAGTCAAACTGGCAAACCCACCGTTAATCGCTCCTAAAGGGTCTCTGTGGCAGGAGCCTGGTTGGTATCCAGGTGAGGTTGTTTACACCAATCCTTTGGTACAACAGGGTAATCCTATCCAGCAAGTGCAGATTCAGCCGTATCCGCCATCGTTGCCAAATATTTTGCTGAGGTTGGAGCAAGAAGCTGACGAGATGGCTGGAGTAGTTAGGGGCGCACAACGGGGCGTGACGGGCAATCAGATGCAGCAGCTTATGCAAAGCACGGATGATGCCCGGCAACCTATGCGGGATGAATATACGAACATGGTGGAAAAATCCTTGAATGGTGTGCTTCAACTGGGGCGTGCCAACTGTGATTTGCCACGGTTTATCACTGTTTCCGGCGAGGATCAGGGAAGTGCTTTATTCAAAGGATCTGACATTCCCGATAACGCTAGAGTGGCGGTTTCCGTCAAGAGTAAAAAAACCCCGCAGGAGATCCAGGCGGACGTTGGTTTTGTCATGGGACTGACTGACCGGGGGATTGCTCAAGATCCACGTTATCTAATCAAGGCACAAAATCAGGAACTGGATTTCAATGAGATAACCGTTGATTTAGAGCTTGATGAAAAGCAGGCGCTCAGAGAAAACGATCAGATGAAGCAGGGCAATCCCGTTCAAGTGGAGGAGTGGCACAACCACATCATCCACAGGCTGGAGCATAACCGGGAGCGCAAGACCCCGGCGTTTGAACAGCAGCCGACTAAAATCAAAAAGATTTTCGATCAACATGATCAGCAACACCAGCAGTTTATGGCACAAGCTCAGTCACAGCAATCGCCACCTGAAAAGGGCAAACCTAACGCCAGGCCGCCTACTCAGATGCCACAACAAACTCCTGTTCCACCAGGAGGAGCAAAGGGCAAATTGCCACTTCAAGCCAGAGTGATGAATCCAAGTTACCGGGCTGGAGGGCTTGCAATATCATAAAAACCCATTCCTTCATGGAGCGGGTTTTTTAATAGGAAGAAAGGAGGCAGAAAATGCCAGTACCTAACAAACCTAACGATTTAATACAGAGTGCCGGGGGTGTCTCTCCGGGGGGATCGCCTTCAGGAAGTTCTTCTCTTGGAGCGGCACCTTCGGGGGGACCTGCTAATGGAAATCAAACAGGTGAAGTCAATCCTCAGAACGTGCAGCCAGGCAGCCCGGAGTCCGGGCAGGGTGATCCGCTTGACCAGATTGGACAGCAATTGGTTGAGATGATGCGGCAGAATCCGCAGTTGGCTTTACAGATTGCAGACTTGATTGAAGGAAAAGGAGGTTCACAACCAATGGACGCGACTATGGGTGGCGCTCCAGGTGGAATGCCTGGTGGTGCTCCTGCAACGCCAGCAGCACCAATGGCACCGTCAACACCAGCAGCGGGAACGAATTTTTCGCAGTTTGGCGCTCCGCAAGGGGGCCAGGGGCCTACGCAGATAGGTGGGCAAGGCGCACAAGGTGCAATATCAATGGGACAACTCCCCCCGCAGCTTCTGGCTCAGTTGGAAATGTTCCAGAAGTCAAATGCCGATCAGCATGTTGACCGGCAGATGGCACGAATGGGGCCACAGTATCAGAAGATGCGCGGTCACTTCGGGAACGCCCTGCCGGAAAATATGGACGAACAGGCATTGCTTCAAAAGGTCTCTGACGTGATGGGCGGCAAAGTCGATCCGTTTGACATCGCTCATGCCCTGATGGTTATGGAACAGGCAACTGGCGGAGAAGGGAACTTGAAAGATCGCATTCTCGCCGGGGCTGCCCAGGCCAGAGGCAGTAAACTCACACCGCCGCAGGAAGGCCGCGGCGGAGGCATTGCAACGGGCGAGAATCAGGATGGACAGGCAAAGCCCAAGAACTCCACTGAATTGATGAAGAAAGCACGGCAGATGTGGGAAAGTATGCAAGGTCAAACAGGAACTTAATTAACGGAAATTTAAGGAGGAATAACGATGGCACACGGCACACCGTCACCAGAAGTATTAGCATATTACTCTGCGTTTTTGAAGGAAGTCTACGATGACTACATCCGGGATAACGCCACGAAAAAGACGATTTTCCTGGATGAGTTGGAGCGCACGACCGACTTCACCGTTTCCACCCCCTTCGGTTTGCAGTTCTATGTTCCGATCATGTTAGGGCTGCCCCAGGGCCACAATACTACCGGAGAGTCCGGCGTACTGCCAAACCCGGGCCGGACGACCGGCGGCGGCGCGACCTTTACCCCGGTTCAGCAGACTGGTCGTATCGGGTTCACTTTCCGGGCGCAGAATGTCGGCGATAACAAGACCGCCGTATGGCAGGGTATTCCCACGTTGGAAATGGATAACACCGTCAAGTGGATGCGCCAGTCGATCAACCGGCAGATTTACTCCAACGGCATTGGCGTTGTCGCGACCTGCACCGCTACGGGCAGTTCCAATACGCTCACCATTTCCGACACAACGAAGTATCTTTTTGCCCAGGCGAACAATGGTGTCTATATTGACATCTCCCGTGCAACTATTGGGGACATCGCAACCAACCGCCAGGTATTGTCCAAGACTTCTACTTCGATTACCATTTCTGGTGCGGCGGTGGCTGTTAATACCGGCGATGTGGTTTCCTTCTATGGCTCTTACGGTTCGGAAATGCTCGGACTCGGAGCGGTAATTGGCTCCACGGTTTATGGGACGGCAATCTATGCCACAATCAACCCTGCTACCGCGGGTAACGAGGAATGGCAGAGCATTATCGTCAACGCCTCAAACGCTGCTGTCTCCGTGCCTCTAATGGACCAAGTGATCATGCCCATCGAGGATAACAACGGCGAGGTCTCCTTCATCGTCTGCGATTCTTCAACCTTCCGCGTAGCCGCTGCTGTTCTGACGGCCTACCGGCGCATACCTGTGGTTGAGACTCCGCAGCTTTCCGGCGGCCACAAGGGTATCGACTGGAACGGCATCCCGCTGATCCGTGACGGAAGAGACTGCCCGGTGAATACGGCGTGGTTCATCGACAAGGAAATCGTGAAGTTTGCAGAGATTAGTGATGGCGGATGGCAGGATCTTGGTGGAGACGTCATTCACTGGGACGGTCAGAGAGGCTATACGGCGATCTGGATCTGGGACATGAACATGGTTGCCCACTCCCGGAATCGTCTTGGCCTGCTCTACGGTCTTGCTGCTGCCTAAAACTACGAGCGCTCCTCCGGGGGCGCTCTCCTCTATGGAGGGAAGAAAATGTCCAAACTTATCCCGATTGAAACAAATGCTTTTTGCATCCCGGAGCGTCTGTGCGAGATAGACCCCAACATTCAGGTGTTTCTTGATACCCGCAGACAGAACTATGTCGTGATGACACTTGATGACGCCCGCGTAGCATATCGCTTGGGGGCGTGGCCCTACCTCGATCAGCGTGTTATTCAGGCAATCAGGCACGCTTATTGGATTGCCAGGACGACCGGCGATCCTTACAAGCAGTTGATTCGGGGTGTGGATGACCGTGAATACCGGGAAGATCGGGAGCTAACCAAGGCGACCGAGGAGATGTTTTACCGGCACGACAATAACTTCCGCTATATGGGCCAATGGCAAGGTTGGAGGGCGAGCTAGATGTTAAATCTGACGACCCTGCTTTCCAATGTACGGGACAACGTGCAGGACCCGAATTCTTTGCGCTGGACGGATACCCTGATTACTCAGTACCTGAATGCCGGGCAGGGCAAACTCGCTCCCAATGCTTTTCTTTTAAATAATTGGTCAGTGCCAATCCCGGCGGGTACGGATTTTGTTTCGCGCCCCTCCGACCTTCTGGCTCCCCAGGCATTGTTTTTTAACATCGAGGAGGATCAGTGGCCGCTTACCTTGCGTCATGGCGTGCCCGAAGATCCCAATACCATCCAGGGTGATCCCGACGTGGCTTACTTTGCGGCTGGATGCATTTATCTTCGTCCTGTTCCCAACCAGGACGGCAACCTGATTATTGGAGGCAATGCCCGCTCCGTGGACATGAACGTGAACAGCCCGGACACGAGCTATCCATCACTTGAAGACTCGGAAGATCCTATTGTGGCCTACGCTACTTATCGCTGCTACGTTTCCGATTCCGATCCCGTCAATTCGGGGTTGTGGCAGCAGATATGGGAGCAAGAACGCCTGGAATGGGTGCTTCTTGATGCCAGTAAAAATCCGCAACGTTCTCGAATCGAGCGTACTTGGATCTTCGATGATGTCGCTTTTTAAGGTGGTCACATGGCTAAAACTTCTAAAACTCCTAAAGCACCTAAAGGTTATGATGTTCAACGGATAGACGCCTTTGAGGGTTTGAATACGGATCATCCGGCTTCTATTGCCCCTGAAGAATTATCGCGAGCGGATAATGCTATGTTCACTCTTGCGGGTAGGATTCAACCGCGTCCAGGAGAGCTTAAACGATTCTCTTCTGACTTCGACCCTGGCGCGGTCAGGGGCTTGGGGGGATTCTACAAATCTGATGGCACCACGCGTTTGGTCATGGCCGCAGGAACAACATTGTATTCTGACACCCCGCATGTTATATTCAACTACCAGTCTCAGGTAGATTGGACTCAGAGCGGGGTATATGACAATACGACTACAACGAGTAGTGGAATAGGGCTTCCTATTCTTGGGACTCTGGTAAATTACAATACCAGCGCTTGGGAAATCGGCTGGCGCTTTACTTTGAATGAGACGGCTTTAACTGTGAACCAACTTCGGATATACTGTGTTAATCCTCCCGTTGCGGCGATCACTATAAACCTATGGAACGCTACAGGGACCAAGTTAGCTTCGGTCTCGGTTACTGCTATCGCCAACGCTTGGGTATCCGGGTCGATAACGCCCGTTGTCCTATCGGCGAGCACATCTTACGTCATCTCGGTTTCCTGGCCTTCGGGAACGAACAGCAGTTATTCTACTATCGTGAGTTACGCGGCAAATCCTCTCCTGACAATTGAAGAAGGAAGAATGGGGACTTTGGGAGCTTTCCCGACGACGATAGATTCAGCGGATATCTACGGCATTGTCGATATAGGCTATACCTACTACGGCGGGATCGCCATGGTAACTCCACCGGGAAATGCCTTTGCCCGCTTATCTGCGGCCTACATGCAGAACGGTACGCAGGTTACATCGGGCACTCCCCGGTATTATTCCTGCAACATGCTCACGGCGAACCAGAGTAATATTGAAACATCACTTGACCCCGGATACACGCCCATAGGAACAGGTGCGGTAACGAGAGATAACACCTACGCCTGGGAAGAAAGCTATTCTATAAAAGTTGTCAGTCAGGGGGCGTTATATACTGGTGTATCCCTGCGTAACGGTTCTGGTGGTTCATGGCCTGTAACCGCGGGGCAGTATTATACGGCATCATTTTATGCAAGAGGAAACACTGGAGGAAAGCAGATTTATATTGCTGCCTTCAACAACGATGGCACGGAGATAGGGAATAACGCCCCTACGACTCTAATCAATACAGGGTGGACACGCCTTACTTATACCTTCCAGATCCCAACGGGTAAAACAGGTGTCTATCTGTCGGCCTTTCAGAACGACACAAACAGCCATACGTACTGGGTTGACGGTATCCAGATCGAGAACAAGCAATATGCCACGTCTTGGCAGGTGGGCGATGGCATGGGCAGCGCTTACTTTGGCGAAGCATTGCAGATGGAGGAAGGCACGACCAACCTGCTTACGGCAAACCGGAGTCACCCGACAAGCGGGACAACCGGATTTACAGCCGCAAATGGGGCGACCCTCAGTATTGACGCAACAGAAACATGGGCGGGTACTTCAAGCCTAAAGGTTGTTACAACATCTGCAAACAACTATGAAGGCGTTTATGTTTCCACTAACAGTCCTAACCTTGGTGAAGGTGGGACGCCTGTAACAGCAGGAAATTCCTATGCCGTATCTTTTCATCTTTATGGTTCAGGATCAATAGGCTCAACGCTGTACTGGTATAATTCTAGCGGTACTCAGATTGGCGCTCCTCTATATCTGCCGGGAGCAACTGCAACATCCGCTTGGCAAGAGATTTCAGGCGTGGCTATTGCCCCAGCAACCGCTACATTTGCCGTTATACTTGTCTGCACCGAAGTACAGGCGGCTGTTACTTTCTGGGTTGACGGTATCCAGATCGAGAACAAGCAATATGCCACATCCTGGATCACTGGTAGTGCCACCCGCGCCGCTGAAACCCTGACCATCCCCACGGCGGGGGTGTTTGCGAAGGGGAATTGGGCGGTAGAGATGGTCTATATACCGACATCCAACACATTAGGAACGCAAGTGATGCTTTGTAGCTATGAGATCGACTCAAATAATTATTTCGATATTAGAATTACGTCGTCAGGGTATCTAAGCGGCGAAATAAAAAGCGGCGGAACCTTTTATGATATTGTCGATACGGTTGCCTTAACGGTGGGAACGCCATATCGAATTAGTTTTAGCGGCGATGGAACGCACATACGGTTATGCAAGGAAGGCTCACAAATAGGCAGCGATCTGGCCTACGTTGAACCTGTGGGAACACTTCCGGCGAATATGTATATTGGCTCATGGGCGGGTGGAACTGCGCAATGCGATGGACTGATCGACGACCTCCGCACCTCATCCAGGGCCCGAACGCTGGCGGAACATCAGGCGTATGTAACCAACCAACAACCCCAGGCTTGGGATGTGGACACGACTTACCTGCTCTCGTTTGATGGCAACCTGAACTACCCGGCTACCCGGCAGAGCGTCTGGCAAAGCCCGGTTTTGAACGCTTTCAACGCTTCCGATTATTCCACCTTGGAAGTATTGTGGGTTGACAACCAACCTTCGGGCACTACGGACTTTTGCCAGGCGAGAACTTCGGCAGACGGAGTAAACTGGTCAAACTGGTATTCGCAGATCAACGGCGGTACAGCTTCAGCGCCGCCAGAACCGTACTCCCAGATCCGTTTCATCCTGCAAGAGATAAGCAACGCCGGGTCTCCGAACGTAAGCACGGCCACAGTGTCTTATGCGGGCAATCCGTCTGCTGCGGTGATTAAAGCAGGAATGGCTCCTGCAAGCAAGTATTTCTTTGGGCAATTGCAGGATACCATGATCGTCTTTAATGGAGCAGATATTCCTGTTTCTTATGATGGAACGAATGTAAATGTATTATCTGCGGCTCCCAGAGCGGCAACATGTGCCATTTATGCAAACAGAACTTTTGCTGCTTGCACCCCCGGCTATCCGGCAAGGCTATACTACTCAGACCCGCTAGATATGACTTCGTGGCCTGCAATCAATTTTCAGGATGTGAACCCTTCCGATGGCGACCAGATTATGTCATTGATCGCTACGTCAACCATGTTTGTAATTATAAAACAGCATCAATCCTATTACCTGGCTGGAGGCACTTATACGGGATCGGCTGTGGAGTTCAACATCTATACTGCTGGAAGTGGCGGCACGATTTCTCCTTGGGGAGCGATCTGGACTCCACGAGGATTTTTCCTTCTTGACCGGGACGGAATTTGGGCAACCGACTTTAGGAAAAGCACTCTCTTAACACGGAAAATACAAAACTTCTGGAACTCTTTGAATCAGAGCTTACTGGGAAATGCGGCTCTATTTTACTACAAAAACAAACTGATCGCTGCTGTGCCAAGCGAGAATGCCACTTACAACGACACGCTTTTAGTCTACGATATGTCAAATCCTAAAATGATGCCCTGGTCGATCTGGAGGAACTGGACACCAGCCTGTTTTCTGTCTTTCTGGGAACGTGGTGAATGGAAATACGTTTATGGATCATCTGTTTCCGGGAATGTTTTCGAGATGGAACAAGCAGATAATGACAGCGGAACCCCAATTACCGTTACCGTTGATACCGCTCAATTACCTCTTATCGGAGAGGATTGGCAGAAGAGATTGAAATACTTCGACGTGGCTTTTGGCGGAGGAGCGACTGATACAACCGTAGAGGTTTCCCCGATCATCGACGGAGTAATTCAACCTCCAGTCTCTTTCACCGTTCCTGCGGCCAACAACCTAACGGTAAAAAGACTCTACCCGTATCCGTATGCGCGAACGGCAGGGCTTGAACTAATCTGGTCCGCAGTGGAAAACTCCGGTCCCGTATTTCTGGGCTATGCTCTCGCGTTCTATCCACGGGCAATGCGGCCTGAGCGTGTTTGGTAAGACAGGTGGTGTGGTAGTATGTTTTTGGATTACGGCATATTTGCCAATAATATTAGAAGCCAGGATGTTTACCAGTGTTTCATTTTAGCTCAGAATGCTGTCAATGACCTTGACAATACGAACATCCCCTCTGGGAGCTTGACGGGAGATGCCTTGCAGGACTACAGCGTAAGTTTGAGTAAATTGCTGTGGGAAGAATGGCCGATACCATTATTTAAGGTAATGCCCGCCGCGACCACGACGACGACCCTCAGCGGAGGGTATTTTTATTTTGACCCGGCAAAGTTTCCTGACGGAACATGGTACCTGGAAGCCATATTGCAGATCACTTCCGGGGGAACGGCCTCGCTCGATCTGATGAACGGCGCTAACATAGTCATTAGCGTATCGACTCCAAATACAACTTTTGCATTGGTGAGAAGCAGTCCGATAGCTCTGCCAATGACGCCTACCGTTTTAACCTGCAATTTAGTAAGCAGCGGGACGAGTTACACAGCAGCAGCTTTGGGGGCATCTTTGATTTATGTACCTACCTCATAAGGAGGCGTTTTTATGGCAACAACTACAGCACCAGCAACGACAAGCGATTACAGTGTACCCTTGAGAGAGACTCTGGAGAACGCCGGTTTTACGGTGAACTGGCAGGGAGCTAATCAGCCGATTACTGTATCCAATTCCCAGGGGCAATCCTACAGTTTCAGTCCTAGTGACTACCAACTTCAAAATGGATCGGCCTATACCAGTCAGAGCGCGATCAATTCTATGATGCAGGGCATGGGAGAATCCCCGGTCAGGTCTACCCTGGGAAGCGACTATGGCCTCAATTACGAGGCTGGTAACGTAGATGTGACCAATCCAACCACAGGGCAGACAGCATCGGTTACGCCGGACTACAACATCGGGGGTACAACCTACGATACTCCTGCTGTGCTCCAATCTGTTCAAAGCCGCCTTACTCCGGCGTATCAGTCAGTCTACACCCAGCAATTGGCGCAGATACCGCAATACATTCAGCAACAGCAGGCACTGGCGACGAGCACTTACAATCAGATGAATACATACGCCCAGCAAATGGGTTCGGCGGGTCAGGCTATGCTTCAGGCGTACCAGACGCAATATTCCCAGGCTTTAGGAACTCTCCAGACTATGATCGCGCAGGACCAGAACCAGTCCGTTCCTCAGAGCGTCCAAGTTTCCATTGCTCAGATGAAGCAGGATCTTGACGATAATATCGCCCAGACTAGAAATCAAATGGCGCAGGATGGGACTCTAACTTCTGGCGCGGCGGCTTACATTGAGCAGAAAATGCAAACAGGAGCATTGACCAACGAAGAATCAGCTTTAGCAAGTTGGTTTGCCCAACAACAGAACCAAGTTTTCCAAGGAACTTTACAACTGGCAAGTACCCAAATGCAGGGAGCCACTGAGGAAGCAAATCTTTACCAGCAAGCGTATACGGCACCCATTCAACAAGAGGCAACTAACTTACAAGCCTACAACACACAGGAATCCGGGATAAATCAACAGCAGTACAGCCTGACTAGCCAGTTAAACCAATGGTACGCCCAGCAACAACAGACGGCACAGGCAACGAGCCAAGCCAATCTATTGAAACAATACCAGTTGGAATTGCAGAACCAATGGAAGCAGATGCCGTACAATCAGACTACAGCATACCAGGGGCAGGAGATTACCGATGCTCAGGAAAGACTTACTCAAGCATTGAATACGGCATCAGGCAAATCTTCTAAACCGACTACAGCGCAGTTGAGTAATCAAGCGTACTCCAGCGCCTATAATATAGTCGCTCAGGAGTACCAAAGCGGAATGTCAATAGCGGATATTACCGCCGACATTTATAACAATGCTGCCGCTCTTGAAGCAGAGGGTGTTAATCCTGCTGATATAGTGACCTACGCGATAAATCTAAATAACGCACGGTTGGCAGCAGAGGAACAAAATCAAGCACCTGCGACACCTACGGCATCGGATTCACCATTTCAAGGAGTATTTTAAATGAGGGATTTCTAATGCTAACTTTCGCTGACTTTGGAAGTAGTTTACCCGGTGCTCCGGCACAAAAGAAAAGTTTAGCCTCTGCCGGCTTCGGAAGCTTTGGCATGCTTACAAGTGGCATTAACCAAGCTACTCCCGTAGCGCAAAAACTGCGTTCCATTGCTGTCGGTTTGCAGGCGGAGAAGTCCGGTCGCGCCCGCGTTTCTCCCCAGGAAATGGCTGCTGCTCAGTCTGGAGTACCTGTGGAAGATGTGGCAGCGGCAGAAGAAACGGGAAAATCGGTAACGGCACCCGCGTTGCCTCAAGGTACAGCACGCAAAGCCCTTTGGTATGCCTTAAATGCCGTTCCCAACGCTTTCTTGAGTGCAGCACAGCAAGAAGATGTAAACAAGGCTCAGGGTGAGAACCCCTGGTCATGGAAATCTTTTGCGGGCGGAGGCCAGGCGTGGTTGCAAGGACTTGAAGGCAAACGGCAGACTACGGGCGAGCAGCTTCTTGCCTCTGAGGGAATGAAACCGGGTCTGGGACGCAATCTTGTTGGTGGTGTGCTTGAGGCCAGCCTTACACCAGCTTTCGGACCTATCGGGGAAGTTGGAGAAAGAGTTGCTGGAATAGGCGCGAGAATAGCAAACCCCTTGCTAGAAAGGATTGCGGGGTCTGCCGTTGCCGGAGGAATTTATGGAACGGGTGAAGCTCTAGCACAAGGAGCGCAAGGATGGAACATACCAAAAACAGCGGCGGAGAATGCCGCTTTATTTGCCGGGTTAGCCATGATACCAACTTCATTGGTACAAGCACTTAGAGGTTATGCGGCAAAGGCTTCTGGTGAGGCCGCAGAAGGCGTTTCTGCTGAAGTAACACCGAGTGAGGCAGTTACTGTACCAGAAGCACCAGCCGTACCACCTATAACTCCCTCTAATGCGGACGTGGGCGGCGTTTCTGAAGGAGCAGTACCAAGTAAGGAGTACCCTGAAGTACCAGTGACCCCCCTAGAAAACGCTCCTGGCGAGGCACAGGAGCAAGCAGTCACTTCAGTACAGAAAGTGCTGGACTTTTGGCGTCCATATTATGAAAAAGTTAATCAGATGGCTTACGAGCGTCCTGGTACGTTGTGGGGTCGTCCCGTTGATCTGAAAGCCATGTTGAAAACGATTCAACAGGATCATCCAGAATACACTTTGCAAGACTTTACACATGATGCCGAAATTGTAATTAAAGAGTTTACGCCAAAGGATTCGCAAGGAAACATAGCCGAATTTGGACCTGCGAGAATGCCAAAAGACAATGTTATCTTTCCGAAAAATCCGATGGGTATGGAACAGCACTTTAGCCTCTTTAATCTTCACGCTCCTAACGAATTTGCATCAGTGCTTAGAGGTTATGCGGCAAAGGCTTCTGGTGAGGCCGCAGAAGGCGTTTCTGCTGAACCCGCGCCAACTACTTCCCCAGAGGTTGTAAATAATCTCAGAAAAGCTGTAACACCAACCACAGAGCGTACACCAGAACAACTTGACAAGGTGCGGGATCTACTTCGCAATAAAGATACAAAGCCTAATGTTGCTCGGGCAGTGTTATATAAGTACCCGGAACTTCAGGGAGAGTTTCCCGATTTAGCCCCAAAACAGGTTGGAACGGCTGAACAGGCTCCGGCTAAAACAGGCGAAACACCTGTAGATAACCGGATGAAATCAGCGATGCGTATCAAGGCAACCGAGATTGGGCAGGCAGGCAGAGATAAACTTGTAGAACTGGCACAGCAGCAAAAACAGGGTATAACGAAACTTGGCGCAGGATTAGACCCGGATATATTGCAGGCGTATGCCCAAATTGGCGCTGAAAAGATTTTGAATGGAACACTTGATTTCTCTGATTGGTCGGCAAGTATGCTTGGTGATTTTGGCGATCTTATCAGGCCATACTTGGAACCCATATGGACGGAATCTCTAAAACAATACAACGACGCCAAGAGTTCGCTGCTAGGAACACAAAATGAGTTCAAAGATTTCAAAAGCGTCCTGACCGATCCACTCAACCTGCAAATGAAAGACAATGCCAGCAAATCAACTGAATCTTGGCGATACGATGTTGTAGGCAAGAAAGGCGAACAAATAACGCTGGGACATAGAACGGCCACCCAAGCTGCCGAAGCAGCACCAAACGATATGGAAGCTATTACTGTATATCGCTGGTTGCATGGTGACAAGAACCTCATACAAGAATACCTGGATAATCCGGCAGAAGCATTGGATCAAAAAATTCCTGACGCGGCCTCCAAAGGAATGACCTGGAGGCAAGCTATTG